AGTACCCTTAGCAATCTTCCACGTTGTCCTGTCATCAGTAGATACGCAGTAGTAGATAGCGCCATCACCAGCAGCTTCATCTGCTGTCATAGAATTAATGTCAGTCCAGTATGTTGAGTCTGTGGAGGTTGTGGTGTGGGCTGCGTGGTAGCCTGATGGGATATTAGAGGATGCGCATGAATACTCATAGACTGTGCTTGCAGCATTTTCACCAGATATAAAGCTCTGGTCATCAGGTAATATAAAAAGATGCGCACTTGAACTCATCTGCCCAGACATCGCATACGACCTACCTGTATAACTAGCTGTGGCAATGTCAAAGCCTGTTGTCAGCTCATATTCAAAGACCGTTTCGCTAGAAAAATCATTTACGAATATTTTTTTCCCGTCTGAGCTAATGCCCATTGATGCTGCAGAGCTTATCTGACTGCTTACGCTAAAAGACTTGTTTGCATAACTTGCGCTGCTGACGGTAAAAGCTGTAGACAATGTGTATTGGTACAATGCGTTATCTGTATCATCTACGATAATCATTGTTGTGCCAGCAGGATTGAAAACGACTCCTTTTGCATCAGTAGATTGCGAACTAATATTAAAACTGCCGTCAAATGAATATTGATCTATTTCAAACTCATTTCCTGACGAGGCGCTAAACTGCAAAAGATTGTTGCCGTTTTTGCCCGCAATAAACATTCTGTGTCCAGTAGGGCTAAACCATAGTCCACTAGGGTTTGAGTCCCTGTTCCCGACTCCAAGATATTTACTTGCGTAACTTCCAGTTGTTATGTCAAAAGCAGTGCTAAGATTTAGCTGTATTACGTCATTTGGCCCATCATCAGTAACAAATAACCTAGTTCCCGCAGAGTTAATGAATATTCCGGTAGGTGCGCTTATGTTTGCGCCACCTGTAGCTAGATTTAAGGTAGCAACTTGAGAAGGGCTAGAAAGGTTTGCCAATTTCACCTGACCACTTAGCTCCAAGTCACCATCAGTCGTGTTAAATACAACGCCATACATCTGCCAAGAGCCTGAAGCTACTTGATCGTATGATGTAGGTGCTGTGGTTTGAGATACAGCGCCAGCAGTAGAAGTAAGGATAAACACACCACTGTTAGCCTCAATGGTCTTGCCTAAGTCAGCAGATGCGAAGGAGCCTGAGCCTAAAATGACCTTACCCAGTGATAACGTATATTCATATATGCCATCGTTTGTATCACCAAGAATGAACATCTTTGTGCCATCATTATTGAATCTTACCGATTTAGGTGCTGTGTCTTGCCCCGACACGCTAAAATTTTGCGTATAGGAAGCAGTAGAAACATCAAATCCAGTTGTCAGGGCATATTCATTCACATCCTGTCCAGTGGTTCCAACCATAAACATTTTTGTACCATCTAAATTGAATGCTAAACCTCTTGGAGCACTTTCTTGACTACCAAAATCAAAACTCTGAGTGAATGATGCGGTTGATATATCAAACCCTGTGGTTAGGGCATATTGATGAACAAAGTCAGAACTATTTCCAGTGATAAACATTTTTGTGCCATCACTATTAAAAACAACATCTTGCGGGCTTGTTTCCTTAGAGCTTACTGAAAAGTTTTGAGTATAGGAAGCTGTGCTAATATCAAACCCTGTACTCAATGCATATTCATTGACATCATCACCGTCAAAATCCACGATAAACATTTTTGTGCCGTTTGCATTAAACGCCAACCCAGAGGGATTTCCTGCTTGAGATGAAACACTAAAATTTTGCGTATACGATGCAGTACTCACATCAAATGCTGTGCTTAGAGCGTATTGAAATATTGCATCGGATGACCTTCCTGTTATGTACATTTTCGTGCCATCATCATTGAACGCCAATCCATTAGGATTACCATCTTGTGAAGCAACAGAAAAGCTGTCTACAAAAGAGCCTGTGCTAACATCATAAGTATCAAAGTCTAGCGTAGTCGCAGGAGCAGAGTTATATCTCGTGTAGTTCTCCGAGGATGAATTTACATCCCACGCATTATTACTTACACCTGTCTGAGACACTTCTTTAGTAACTGATACTACAGGAACAAGTACATTGTCTGATAAAGTCATTATATACGATTCACCAGCAGTAAAGGTCTTAGTTAAAGTAGTTCCTGCACTAGACCCTAAACTGTCGATCTGTGTTTGTATACTAGATGTGACACCATCAACGTAGCCGAGTTCGGTTGCCGTGAGAGTAGCAGGAATGCCAGTCAGTGTATTAAGTTCAGATGTAGAAGCGGTGATACCAGTCAGTGTATTGAGTTCAGATGTAGAAGCTGTGATGCCTGTTAGAGTATTCAGCTCAGCAGCAGATGCGGTAACACCCAAGTCAACAAGAGTTACTGATCCTGCTCTAACTGTAACTTCGCCTCCCATGCCCGCATGATTGACACAGTAGTAATAAAGAGTATCCGGAGCATCTTGCTCTAATTTTACTTCAGTATAAGCACCAGCAGTTCCTGGTGTCCCTACAGCAGTAACTCCTACAGTATAAGAAGAGCCTCCACCATGTGTACCATCTGCTGTTGTACTTAAAAGTAAGGGATGGCCTGAGTTTGAACTGTCTGATTGATCGAACTTATAAGTTACTGAAGGAATAAGGCGAGCTATTTGTTGCTCAGTGCCATCTAAATAAAACTTATTTCCCGATCCAGAATCTGCTACAGTAACCGCTATAGAAGGTTGCTGCAAGGCATCAATTTGAGTTTGAATTGCTGAAGTAACACCGGCAGTGTAATTGATTTCTGCTGCGGTAGCGGTAAGACCAAGATTAGTCAATGCAGTTGAAGCACTAGCTAAGTCAGAAAGATTATTTGAAATTTCTAACTTATCGTCATTAATATTGGTAAAGTTAGCATCAACTTCATTGTTAGTTAATGGACTTCCTTTCGCTGACCTTAATGTAATAGTTGACATCTACTTACCTTATTTGTTTATTTTATCAAAAATTAATTTCAACATATCTTTGACTTCTGTTACTTCTTCTTTCAGACTATTTATATCGTCTTCATATTGGCGTATTTTTTTAGTATTTTCGTTTCTTAATGTTCTAGAATTTTTGTAATCTCTTAAAGCGGCATTGTCTGTATTGACAATGCCTTTTGAATTGCTCTCACGATAAAGATTTCGTTCATCTTTCACTTTTAGGTATTTAGTCATTTTGTTATACCTGAAGTGCGTATGCTCTAAGACTTGAAGTTTTAGGTATCACTGCTGTATTATTGCTTAGGTGAACCACTTTGATTGCAAAATACTTAAATCCAGTGTGAATAACAGTTGACTTGGTAACACTACCGAGAACTGCTGCTACTGAAGGACTTCCTCCAGATAAAGTAGCAGTAACAGTTCCTGTATAGTCTCGCCCTGGATTAACTATACGAATTTCAGTTACTACATCACCGGTCAATATTGCCTCAGCAGTTGCACCAAATCCAGTACCAGCATCGTCAGTTAGGGTTACAGAAGGTGCGCTTGTGTAACCCGAGCCGCCGGAAGTAATCGCTACCGCAGATATCCTAGTCACATCATATTCTAATACTCCGGATCCGTTAACACCCCAACCAGACGCCTTTGCAGGAATCTTATAGGAATATTCTGCCGTTGATTCAGTAGCGACAAAGGGAGATTCGTCTATAGACAACTGTTTCCAAACTATTTCACTCAAGAAATCTGCATCATCTTCAGCATTCATTGCTTTAGCATATACTTCAACAGAAGTGCCAGAAGGGATAGCATTATCTAAGTAGACTTTAAGGTCTTCTGCATCCTGTCCTTCAGCTAGAACTACTTGCCTTGTGATATATTTAGAACTAGCATCTCCCCCTACTGCGGTTTCTTCTGTTGTGCTTGTGTTGTTTATGTCGTTAATAAGCGCCAACATATCTAAAGAGGACATATCTATCATAGGTCCGACATTGTTTGATGTGGTAGAAAGAGTAAATTTCAGCCTACCAGTTTTCTCGCCTGAGTAATTAGCCTGTTCGTTTGAATAGCTATAGATAGTTTTTTCTTCAGATAGCTCCTCAGTTGAATTTACTCTAGCATTTCCATAAACAGTATTTGCACTTGCAGCGCCTGTCTTAGTTAATGCAGATTCAACAGCAATAGAGCCTCTAGAATCAGGATTTATAGTTGCAGCTTGTATAGCATGTGCGCTCACTGCCCTATTGTTGATAGATTCGATGTCAACAAATGTTGTGCCGTTTCCTATCATATCGCCTACAGCAAAATGCCCATCAGTAACATCTAATTCGTATGTAGAGTATCCTCTATCAAAAAACTTGTTGATTGCACGATTCAATCTTGCAGTCACTGCTGCGTTGGTAGTTGGTGTTCCGCCACCGGTAAAAGCTATAGTTGGGGCTGAAGTATAACCAGAGCCAGGATTTGTCAAAGTAATAGCTGTTACTGCTCCCCCTGCTTCAGTTGCAGTTGCAGTAGCACCTGTGCCGCCGCCACCTGAGATTGTTACTGTAGGAGCAGATGTGTAACCTGCGCCGGCTTCATCAATGGTAAAAGTAAATCCATGAATCACATCTTCTCGGCTAAACTTAGGTGTTGGAATATTTCCGCTACCATCTTGAGTATCATCCCAAGTGTTGCCATCTACTTTAATCCAATCAGTGTTTTTATTTGTAACATTGAGAATATAATCAGTATTAGCTTCAAACTTAGCCCTTCTCAAAACGAACATCAAATCTTCAGATTGATGTGCTGACCAGCTTCTATTGTTAGCAGAAGTAAATAGTACGCCGCCGTGAGCTTGTTTAGTAATTCTAGTAGTTGTTCCGACCTCAAGCTCTCCCAATTCTCCTATCCAAACTTCATATCCAGGATCATCTGCATCCGGAATGAGAACCATACAGTATTCTGTGTCATTGTCTAGGTGAACTGGGTTTTTGAATTTGAAGTTAGTACTTGCATACTTTACTGTGCCATCGCTTTCAATGGTTGAAGTATAACAATGAGACCTTCTCATATGAACTTGTCCGTTCGGAACTATAGTAGTTCCTGGAACACCATTCACAACTTCTCTTATTTGTAAAGTAATACCGTTGTTATTTTCTTCTGCTGAAATTGATCTAAAGAAAATGTCTGCTGAAGTAATAAACATTCCGCCGGGCATTCCTTCAACAAAAAATGTTTGTGCTAATGGGTCTTTGCCTCTAAATGAAGTACCAGACTCAGAACAAAACAGGTCAAATTCGTTGAAATCAAAATCAAATGCAGAAGCAGAAACGGAAACTAATGAAGGATCAGTAGTTGCATCGTTTAACGAATCAGTAAAAGGTGTTGTTATTACTGGTATATTAGCTGTAGACGCTCCGCCTGATAAATTGCCCACAGTAATTGAATGATTATCAAAAATATTCCAATCGTCTTGGAGGTTGTCATAAATTACTAAATCATTTTCATCAGAATAATTAGCAACAGTTACAACATGTACACCGCCAGTATTGGAGTCAATATTATTATTTTCATCATTAATAATCACTTCATTTACTGCTGCTTGTTTTGGCACAGTAGTTTTAGTACTAGGGTTGTAAGTAGTTCCAAGTTCTGCTAAAACACTCTTATTTTGAACAGTTATGTTGTCATTATAGAGAAATGCTTCCCTGTCATCCATTTCATCTAAATAAGTTTCTCCTCTCCAATCTCTAAATTCATTGACAGTTACACCGTTTGACTGAGTAGTGGAAATCAAAACATCTGCAGGATCTAATTCGTCTGGAATTGCACCTGTACCGACTACTTGTCCATTTACAGTAATTACTTCATTAGGAACTGAAGTATCTGTAACTTGAATAGTTTGTTCAGTATCATTACTATTAACTGTATTACTAAGAACATTTTCAGTAGTTATACTCCGAACTTGTGGAGTGATTGGAGTTGACGGCATTGGAGGTTTAGTTGCTTCGTATTCTTTAGAAACATAGGAAGCACTAAAAATTGCTTGAGCATAAGAAGATGCACTATTAATAGATTCTGTATTAGAAACTTGTACTACAATATCACCTGTTCTAAATTCGCTGCTGTGAATATCGATACTAAAAGTTGCTCTTCCATTAGAGTTTGTTGTAACATTGCCTTTTCTGACTCCCCCCATGACAACCATATGAGCCGAGTTAGGCAATAATCCTTCAACTGTGCCTGATATAGTAAGTGGGCGAACAAATGTGTCTACTGTAAGCGTAGTATTCTCTACTGTTTGTATCTGTGAACCTTCCCAGACCCAATCTCCGCCTCTTTGTTGCCAAACAGTGGTAGAATTAGCAGGAATAGTTGTTTCATTTATCCAATCAACACCGTATTCTTCTTCTGTTTCAAAAACTCCGTAACCAAAATCAGGATGTTCTGTGCCAATGCTTGTACCTACTTGCTCCCAGGCTCCCCAATGTATAGACCAGCCCGAAGTAACACCTCCGTTTGAGGTTAAATTTCCTTGACTTAGGTTATCATATTGTCCATTGTCATTTTCATAAGGCTCTGGCGCAGCATGTTGGTCATAGAAAGAATCTGAGGATGGATTAAGAGACATACTACCATTATATTTACCAACAGGAACTGCGGGAGGCGTAATAGAAGCTCCAGAATCATTTATAGTTACTGAAGTCGAAACTCCTTTTCCATCAAGAGTCAGGGTCAATGTTTCCGCAGATTCAGTCACCCCATCAGAAGCGATGACCAAAGAAAGAAAGCTGTCTCCTGCAGAATCTATTGTAAAGTTGCCCGTAAGAGCAGCACCATTTATGTCTGCTGAAGAAACCCCTGTAATAGTATAAGGAACCAGTGTTCCTGAAGAAACATTATCTGTCTCTAAAGTTATAGTAAGAGAATTTCCCTCATTGATAGAAGTACTGGACCTAACTAAAGCATAAGAAGGCTGACCAATTGCAACTGGTACTGGAGGTGCTGGCACTACAACAGGAGTAGATATTGAAGCTGGTGTATCAAATAATAATTCACCTACGACATTTCTATATTTGCTTGCCTGCATTTGTTTCGCATAGATAGATTCAAAATAGGGAACATGAAACATGTCTCCTGTTTGACCTACAGTTGTTCCTGTAGAATCTGCTTTAAATCCAACAACACTCGACTTAAACGCTGCCCTAAGTTCACGGTTTTTAGTGTCTATAGAACAATTATTATCTTGATGTGTTACATTATTAACACTAAAACCTGTAAACGAATCTACAACAAACCCATTCTTGAATCTATCAACTCCATTAGCATCTAATATTTTAACTTCTCCGGCTTGTTTTTCTAGCAGAGTAAGTGTGGTATAGTATTCAAGATTTGAAATTCTTTGTTCAAGCCCTCCAATATCACTCATCGTGTATCTTTTATTCTTTTCTAAGCGAATAGATACTGCTAAATCAGGGCGACCGTAAAAGGTTGCTGCTTGCTTAGATAGACAAGGATACGGTGGAAGAAATCCTTTAGCTAAAGTCATTGACCTATTAGGGGCTTCAGGTGTTTTAGGATTCAGTTCGGGTATGCTCTTAACTACCTTAATTTTACTATCTTCTGTAATAACAACTCTATACGCTTCAGCTAAATAATATTCTAAATCTGTTGTGAAAGTTAGAACTGGAACTGGATTGGTTAGGCCATTTGAAGGTCTGTCAATAGATTCTAAGATACTCGGATTTTCAGTCGCACCTGCTAAAGTAGTAGAATCTGCTGCTGTGTTTGACATGTAAGGTCTAAAATCAATAGCATTTTTTAAATCAAAAACGCCGCCTGTAGAAGAACTATACAAAGGAATTTCTTCTGTCTTAATTCCGGTTGATCCAGTATCGTCAACCGGATATGAGTCTACACAAGCAAAAGTAGGACCAGAAACAGTTCTGCTAAAGTAATCGACTTTTACCGTGATGTATCTGTAAGTTGTTTCATCAAAAGTACTAGTGGCTCGTTTTTGAATTGACCCCAAACCATAGAAATTGTCACGCTGTCCGTTATCTACAATGAATTCACGGGTGACATCTCTGACATTAGTTTCATAATCAGATTGATCTGTTGCAAGAATTTGCTTTACTTTAAATATGTCACTTATACCAATAGAATATTTTCCGCTTGCTGAGTTTGTATTGGTAGTGGCATCTATTTTAACTAATCTATCTTTGTTTAGAACTTTCGCAAGAGGAGATGTATCAGATGATTGCATATTTACAAAAAGTCTAACATTTCGATTTGCGTCTAGGATAGTAGTTCCTAAATCAATAGTCAACGCAGTTTCACTTGTTTGAGATACTGTCCCTGTAAGTGGAATTACTTCTCCCTCTGCATAGGCCGTAGAATCAACAGTAAATGAATCAGTAGCAACAAGAATCATGTTAGCTTCAACAACTGAGTCTGAAACTGAACCATTTCCAAAGAAAAAAGTCTCGTTTGCTATGCTTGAACTTACATTTATTACAGCATTGGTATCAGCAGATATGTCAAATTCTTTAGTAAATTTAAAGTTATAATCATATGCAGAAGAATCTGCTTGTAAAGTTTTGATGTGAGAATACGGAAGGTTCCATATAAGTTTATTGAAATTTGTTTCGTAAACTTGTGCATCTCCAGCAGAATTCAATACGATGTCAGCAAAACCATTTGCGGCTGTGCTTGGGTAATATATACCTCGTACTTCAGTGAAGTCTCCAACAGACATTTTGATATCATATAGATACAATTTGTATTGGGCTGCTGATGTGCCTGCTGTACCAGAGTCTAATACGATGTGTCTAGTTTTAGCAGTTCCAACTTTATTTCCTGTTACACTAGTCGCAGAAAAATTGCCGCCAGATACACCGTTCTGAACTGTGTCATATAAATCTACAACACCTGTTCCTACAGAAAGATCGCCACCGTCAACATCCCATGCACCACATACATCGTCTACTAATACATAATTACCGAAAGAAGTTGACTGTGATACAGTTTCTTCAATTCTAGTAGCAGAAGGCTTATCAAAAGGAATAACCTTTTCTGCTAATAATTCAATAGGATAGCCTGCAACATTAGCTTTACCTGGACGAATAGTCGCAACTAATTTAGTAGCAAGTCCACCTTGACCTGAAGGCAGTTGACCATTATTTTTTCCGTCATCTAGATGTTCTCTAAAAAAGCACTGCAAGCCTTCAATCGTATAATTACCATTCGCATTATACGCTCTTTCAGCCATCACGGAGCCTAGTTGTCCGAGTTGGTCTGTTTTAATATTTGATCTTATAATTTGACCAAACTGCCAAGTGGCATATCGATAGAAGTTTTCAGGAATAGTATCTGTATTAGTGTATGACTTTAGTGATACTGTAAACTGTAGTCTATCGGCTCCGGGTGCATTGTAATTATATGAACCATTTGCAGGATCTAAGAGTGTATTATCATCTGTTGACTCAACGACCTGCTCTGTAACTAGAAACCCGATTTTTTTGTCAACTAAGGGAGTATAAGCATCAACAAAAGTAGATATTTCAGTAGTTCGTATAAAAGCTCCACGGGCATAGATAATACCAGGAGACAAAGTTACATGTGAAGCAAGACCAGAATATCTTTCTCGTGATCCTATTGCAGCAGACGCAGAATTAAATGTAACAAATGTATCTCCGCTGAGAGTAGTATCTAAAGACTCAACAGTAAGGGTTTCTCCCATTGAAAATTCTTGAACGCCAGCAGTATTTGTACCTGCTCCTTGATCTATATAAGAAATATACAGAGTTTTTGTATCAGGACTGTCACCTTGTGTACCAGTTTTGGTATGAACTACTTTAGCCTTCAGACCAGTTGTACCACCAACTAGGGTAGCACCCACATAATTAGCGAGTGTTGAATTTACTATTGTTGTGCCGCCGAAGTCACTATCGTTTACTTTGATGTATGAAAGTCTTGTAATTTTTTCTTCGCAGCCGCTAATTATTGCGCCTGCTTTGAGATTATAACTTCCTAGTTGACCTAATTGATCCGATAGCGCACTTTGAAGCTGGGTAAGCTCTCTAGCTTGAACAGCGACACCAGGCTTAAACAATACCCGGTTGTAATTTTTTGTGCCGTCAAAATCGTCAAAGTACGGAGATGCATTTAAATTGAGAGCCATTTATCTTTCCTAAAAATTAAGTACTGTTTTAATTGTTTCAACTTGGTCTGATGATCTATTGATCGGTGACTTATTTTCAACATAAACAATATCACCTGAAGTTACATCTATTTCTGGGGATGTAACACTATTTATACTCAAACCAGTAAGACTTTTCGTAGTATTCGCCAAAGTACTTGAAGCAGTTATTAGACCAATAATTGGTTGTAAATATATGCTATAGGTACCAGAATCAGTTTCTGCTATGTGACTGACTGTAAACTGTCCACCATCGTCGGTAGTAATATTATCATCAACTGCATAGTTAGAGTTATCAGCCACATCAATTACATAAGAAGCAGTGGCTGTATTATTAGTCCATATTGCTTCGCTTGAGTCTCTAAGATTTTTGATTAATCCTATTTGTCTAAAATCGTTATCAAGTATCAAATCTTCATTAGTATTTTCTGAAATAGAAACTACAACTCCAATAGAACTTGCAAAAAGTTCTTTTACTGGATTTGATCCGTGACCATTTATTGGAGAAACTATAGCTCTCGCAACAGCATTTGTGCCAGATCCTACGGCTTGAGTAAATGACACATTAGCAAATGTATATCCAGTTCCTCTATCCGTAACCTCGATTGCTGTAATAGCTCCAGTGTCAGGAGCTATTGTTGCTGTAGCTACAGCCCCTGTACCATCACCAGTTATAGTAACAGTAACATCATCTGGGGTGTATCCTTGCCCAGCATTAGTAATTTCTATCTTATCTACAGTTCCTTTAACAGCAGCAGTTTCTACTGCTTGCTGCAAAGCAGGCAGTGCATCTGCATCACCTAAAGCAATTGTTGCTTCAGCGCCTGTTCCGCCGCCGCCTGAAATTCTAGCAAGTGCAAAAGTATAACCAGACCCTTGAGTATCTAGTGTAATACTAGTCACTGCATCTCCAGTTATTGTTGCAGTTGCAGAGGCTCCTTTACCATCACCAATAATATTTACTGTGGGAGCACTAGTATAACCACTTCCGCCTGCGGTTACAGTAACACTATCTAGCTCGCCATTAACATCGTGTGTTGGATTGCCCGTGAGTTTTCTTACAGGAATGTGTTCTGAGTCTAAGAAAGCGGTTTCATCAGCAGCAGATACTTGAAACAAAAACTTCCAAGTATAACCATCAGTAGTTGAAAAAGTATTAGTACTAGTATCAGTAGGCTTTTGAGAAACTGTTGCATTGCTATTATTATCAATACACTTGTAAACTTTATTTTCGTCAGTAATCACATAAAAGTTAGCATCTGCTAAAGTAGTAGCTTCTGAGTTAGAAGGTCTTGTTGAAGAATAATCATCGTCATATGAATCATAGACAGTACCAGACACCCAGTCTATCCTTCTAGCTAGATGACAAACATTAGCAGAAGTAATTAACTGAGTGAAAAGTATGTTTCTTCTATAATCTCTAGTGAAAGTCTCGGAATCTACAGGAGTCGGCGGTGCTTCGTCATCATCCCAAGCACCAGTTTTTCCTAGAGAAAAATGAAAATAATCATTTTCACTATTCACATCTCTGTAAAATGACCGAGCGATTTCAACCCGTCCTAACTTTGTAAGTAAAAGAGCCACTATTTTCTACCTATTAAGAAATTGTGATGGTCCAAGTAACTGTCATAGTATCGGCAGCACCTTTATTAATTACTGAAAATAAAGTACGACAAAGAAGTGTGCCCGCAGATGAAGCATTGAGAATACCAGCTTCAGTCAAAGCACCTGTTCCAGTTCCTGCAGGGTATGTAGCAACATAAGAAATTGAAGCACCTGTTACAGTAGAAGAATCTAGTGCAACACGAGCAGATTCGGTCTCAAGTGCAGTATCGCCTGAAGCGGCTGCTGTAGTTCCTGTACCAACTGCCATATGACTCATAGCAGTTGCAGTAGCATCCTTCATACGAGAAGAAATATAGTTAAGTCCAGTATCAACTACTAGATTTGGAACAGTAAAGTTTTGAGAAACTCTACCGTCTTCGCCACGGACAACGACATTAACGCTGCCAGTAGCTTTCAATTTATCTTTTTTAATCATTTTATCCGTCTCCGGTAATTTTGTTTTATAAAAAATTCATTACAATATATATAATAAATTTTAAAGTATTTTATGGGTTTAAGACTGCTGAAAACACTTCAGAAGTCGCTGCTGTTTCAGTAAAAACTTTTCCTATTGATTTAAACAATCCTGATCCAGTGTAACCTGGTGGCAAGTATTCACCTTCAACATACTCTTGTGCTAAGCCATCTTCTATAGTAACTACGTCTGTAGTCATTTCTCTATTAAGGGCTACGCTAAAGTTAGAAACAGTATTTAATGTTTCGTTTATTGTCCTATCCCATTGCACTACTATTGTAACAGCATCAGTTTGTGCAACAAGGTCTTCAAACTTAAATATTTGTAAATTGATACCATCTGTTTCAACACTTATGAATGGAGCAAAATTTACGTTATTACTAATAATCAAATCACCAAATACTTCCATTCCAGCTGGGTGAAGTAATTTCTTATAATTAGTAACCCATTCTTTTTGTGGTCTTGATGATTTAACAATATACGAATATTTTTGAAACTTAAAATTATCTTGAAGTCTATTTACATCAGATAGTTTACCTCTATCATCTTTGTATTTTCCTTCATTATTATATAAGTAACCAGTAGTAAGTACTACGTCTAAAGATTCCCCTGTTTTGGAAATAATCTGTATTGTAGATACTTCATTAGTATAACCAGAGCCAGAGTTTACAATAACCCATTTGGTTGGTTTATTAGTAGAATCTACTGCTTCTACACGAATGACTGCACCATTTGATGATGCTGCATTAAAGTCTTCGCCAAAATAACCAGGCAAAGCATAAGGCTCTCCATCGGATCCATCTTCATTGATTGTGAATACGTCACCTACAGAAAACCCTGCATCTGTCCCAGAGTAAGTGCCAGAAACTACTGAAGTTAGAGTTCTTCCTAAGTAAGCCTTTGCATTAGCTGTAGTTCCTGCTTCATCTCTAAGAACAATAAATGTTCTAATATCAGATACATCAAAAGAAACATTGACAGTACCAGAATATCCAGAACCACCATCTGTAACAGTGATTGCTGTTATTTCTCCGTCTTCTACTGTTGCTGTAGCAGTAGCGCCTGCTCCGCCGCCTGTGTCAGTGATGACAACATTCGGTGCAGCATAATAACTATAGCCCCCCGAGGTAACTGCAATACTTGACACTTCTCCGCTAGTTATAGTAGCAGTTGCGGCTGCCTGAGCACCGGGGCCAATTATATCTGTAACATTTGAAGGAACTTCTAGTACAATTTCGTATTCTTGTGGTGCAGAGTATGCAATTTTCAACACTCTTGTGACTGAAATTGGTATTGTTTTTGCTACAGTAATAGAGCCTGTCGTTTCGTAGTAAATTACATCTGCTAATAATCCTGAAAGATTTGCTACTTCATAACCATTGGCAGCGGTGGCTCTTACTGATTTTTCTTCTACCCAAACACCATCAGATGCTCTAAGTATATTTTTACTGGGATAGAATACATCAATCTCTTCATTATATACTAGTTTGAAAAAGGCTCTTATTGATCTTTCAGACCCCTTTGATTCAAATATAGATTTTATGTTTTTATATAAGTGTTTCCTGTCCGCCTGTACTGCTTGAGGGAAATCTACAGCTAATTCTTTTGCCCACTTATTAAGTTCTGCATCATTTGCATCATCAATATCAAAATAGTTTTTATTCAGAAGCAAATTTATAGGATTATCTGCTTGATCCATGTATTCATAATACTTTTCAATGAAAGTTACGAATTGAGAATGATCTTCTCTTATGAATTCTGGCAAAGAGTATTTTATATTTAAACTGCTCTTTTCGTCATACTCTTGTGGTATACCAGCAGCAGTTGAAACGATTGCAGTAAGCTCTGCTCCAGATCCTCCGCCGCCGGTTACAGTCACTGTAGGAGCAGATGTATAGCCAGATCCAGAATTTAATACAGTGACAGTTTGTACGGTACCATTGAAGATTGCAACTTGAGCAGTGGCACCTGTACCTCCGCCACCAGTGATAGTAACAGTAGGCACAGTAGTGTATCCACTACCAGCAGCGGTAATTTCTATGGAAGAGATATACCTATAAAAAGATGGAATTTGATCCGACATTAATAGCCTGCATTATCTTCTGTTACTGTAATATCCAGACCTTTTCTTGATCCAACTTCTACGTTATAAGAACTATCGTCAATGGTTAAAATTGTGTTGTTTGACGGTCTAGCCACTACTGCACTGGTAGAAACTTCAGAGTTCCTAGAAAGAATATTAGTTTTAATGTCGTTAGAGTCATCATGTGGGCGAGTACTTACTCTAATCGAAGTTTCTGTGCCAAATAATGATGCCACTGTCATAGAAGGAATTGTAAGTTTTCCTGTCGTATAATCTATCGTACCGATAGAAGCAAGCTGTGTTCCTGCGGTGTCTACTAGAAATAAAGAACCAGTACCGTTGTATTCTGGTGGCACAACTGTAGAAGCAGGTACGTCTTTTATTTTTACTTTATTTGTAGTAGTACCAATAATTGCATTGAACCAAGTGCTATGCAATTCTCTTGGCTGAATTCTACTATTGAAAGTAAATGTATAATTGTCTGTTGTTCCAAGAACAGTGGGGGTCAATCTTTTTTGTATAGTTGGTGTGATATTGACAGAAACAATAGAAGGCGATACTGCTTTAATATCATCATGTACTTTAGAATAGTAAAAATTCTTATTCAACTGATTCAAATTTTCAGTGAAAAAAGTATTGACTGCCGCGGATACTGCATCACTTATTTGACCTGAAGTCAAGGTAGTCAAATCGCTATTAAAAGTCACACCAATTTTAAGTCCAATAAATTGATATATTGGATCAACAAATTCTGGTAAAATAGCAACTGGAGCTTTTGGATTTACTATCTCAGTAACAATTCTATCTTTATCTGCTTGTGTTACTACTTGTCCTTCAACGGGGTCAAGTGATATAAAAACTTTTCCGTATATCGGAGGATCATTATTTTCTCCTCCCCAAACCGAAACAGATTGAATGTTGGGATTACTAGCTAATATTAGACTTTTATAATCTCCTGAAGAAACTGCACGTTCTTTAGTTGCATTATATAAAGGTGCAGTTTTTCTTATACTATCAATGCTTTCTCTAGATGCACCGCCTGAAGCCACCGCAGTTTTTGTAGAATCAAATGTCTTTACTTCATTTGAACCAGTCAAAGAAGCCGCACAGGTAAATGTTTTACATAAATTGGCATCTTCTCCATTTGAAACAATATAATCTATCAGAACTATATTACCGTCAACTAGCTTTTCGCCAAGAACCCCATCACCAAATCTAATGACATATTTACCATCTACGCCTTCTTCCAGAAAATATACTTTAGTGGTACTTGTCAAATCCAACAAAGAAGATTTAGCCGTGAATGTATTTAAAGTCAACTCAGTAGTTGAAGTTTGTACTCTAACTCTGAGAGTAGTAGTATCAATGTTCTCGTTAGGTATTGTAATAGGACCTGAAAGATTAGAAGAGTCAATCAAGAAACTATTGTCTACTCGTGTTCCTTCTTTGAGTACTAATCCGGAAAACTTGAATCCGTCCGTTCCATTTATGTCTTCTAGAGTAGCTGTTTGTGTCTGATTTGGATAGAAATTAAAGCTAGTATTATTAACAGTAGACGTAAAAATAGTGTCTCTTGTCAGAGAATACGTTGTACCAACATACGCTGGATCTGGAGTTATTACAAAATCAACACTAGCAGTAGCTGCTCTCCTCGATCTTGGGGTGTAACCAATAGCCTTTGCTAGAGATACAACAGAACTTCTTTTAATTGCAGAATCTAAAAAAGATTCATTGGCTAACATGTGAGCCATAACAGCATTATAATGTGTATTATAGGCAAGGGTATCTAAAAGAACAGATAGAGCTGAACCTTCAAAATCATAATCACTAAACTCACTCTGCGATTGCATAAAGGTTTTGAGAGATTGTTTTATATTATCAAAATCTAATTCTGTTACGTTTAACTGTGCCATTGTCTTACCTTAACCTTTTTAGATTAGCTGTTAGTGTTTGCGGTTTATCTGTACCAACAACAAAATATCTCAGTGTAATATCATATGAATTATCATCATAATTAGCAACCACTAATAATGATTCTATTTTTGCTCTGGGTTCATACGTTTCTATTAGGTTTTTTATTGTGTTTTTGATTACCCCTGCCAATATATTTGACATAGGTTCAAACAAATATCCCCTAAGATTCGCTCCCTTTTCAGGTTCAAATGGTCTCTCATAAAAGTTAGTTCTCATAAGAATATTCAAAGACTGTTTAACAGCATTGACATCTAATTTTTTAGATACATCGCCTGTCACAGGATTCGCAGTAAAATTCAAATCCAAATCTTTGTATATTCTTGATACTTTTAATGATTCTGTTGCCATAATCGTATTTATAACAGTTTTAGTTATATTCCTATTAAATCTGGTATATTGACATTTACAAAATTGCCAGACGCATTAGCACTCTTTTTAACTGCATCAATTCTATAAGGAAAATCAACTATATTAGGAATGTTTATACCTAATATATTAGCAATAGGACTATCTGTCGGAGTTGAAATTGGGGCTCCTTTTAAAACAAACCCAGCGCCATCTTCTTCAAAGTTAGGTATTTTTTGACAAAGGTTATTTAAGTCCAATGCTCCTGTTTTTAATAAATCAGGAATGTCTTCTATTGCAATATCGCCTAAATCCAACCCACTATACTTTGTCTGTAAGTTATTGATTTCATTGGTAATATCGTCTACTGATAATTTTGCTGCCAGAAAACTAGAAGCAAAACTTTCAATATCAGCTTGCAATCCTTTTATTTCTTCTGGCACTTCAATCTCAGGTACATATTGTTTTAATTTTGATGTAACAAGTTCTTGTATAGCCTGTGCATCAGTAGCCATATCTATTATAGCAGCAGCGTCGGTAACTGCCTGACTTACTGTAGGTGATATTGGTATTTTATCAAACAAAGTGCCAACTAGCTCATCAGTTGAACCTATTGACTGAGTTAGTTCTACTAAATTTTCAGTTGCGCCACATAAACTCATTCATGTCTCCTTAAGGTGTAGGTGTACCTGAGATGCCGCCGCCAGGAGTAACACCCAAGTGCTTATGTGTGCCAAGAACAATAGTACCTTGTTGAACTATTGATCCCGATACTGTTCCTGTTACTGTCAATGCACCTGTTATGTTATATGCCCCAGTATGCGTTGTGACGCCTGTTATAGTTCTAACTGGAGCAACTACTGTCTGTGAAGTAATCGCTGACAGAGTTTGTGTAGTACTCGCCTCTACAAGCTGTACTGAGGCAGTTAGTGTTTGATTCAAAGCAGCAGACAATGACATATTCAAACCAATAGCTTTGAAGTTGCCTGTAGGCGCACTTAAATTTACATTACCAGTAGTACTCATCAAAGAGTAACCGAGTATTGCAGTACTTGAAGTTGAACCAACTGAAACTGAACTAAAATTACCACCAACGGTAGAAACTTTATCGCCGCCTACAGTTTCAGTTCTATTGCCTATAACGGTGTCTGTTTGATTGCCGCCTGTGCGAAAAGAATGATCTCTTGAGACATTAGTACTTTGCCCTGAAAGAACTTCAGTAAAATCATTACCTACTACTTTAGTAACACGATTGCCTGCAACTGTAGTAAACAAGTTTCCACCTATCTCTTGATACATATCTCCTGTCACTAAAACTCTTGCATCACCGCCTATTGTGACATCGCACGAACCCTTGACAAAAACTTTTTTGTCTTTCAGTGTTATTTCGTATTCGTCACCGACTACCTTTGTGATCTTTGAACCATCTGCTTGCACTTCATAAAAGGTTCCTGCAGAATGATATTCGTGTATTCTTTCATTATTGGGCGTGTCATCTATTTCAAAAACATGTCCGCTTTCTGTTTCGTTTACTTTGTTATATGGATAGACTGAACAATTATTATCAAAATTAGGTTCTTCGTTTGAAGCATTGTATGTATAACTATTTTCTCCAAATCTTGGATGTGGTTCTTCCCAGATCTCTCTGTCATAAGTCGCACCAGAAATGTCAGAAGAAACTGATTCTACATGGGGTGCAACTGCTCTCGGTATTGCTTCTTGTCTGGCTGCTCTCTTGTTTAACAGACTGGCATGTGTTTCAGCATCAGCATTTCTTGCTAATCTTGATAGATCAGATTCTTGTAGTTCATTTAGACCCACATCCGGCTCACTTCTTGGAAATATACCGTCAGGGTCAGAGAAGCCTACATTCTCATCAACATTTTTGTTTCTTGGTTTGCCTCCTAAAGTACCTACAATAACAGGCTGCTGCCCCTCTTCCCCGTCAGCAAAGAAGCCTAGCACAGTTGATCCCTGAACATAGGCAGGAGTATCACCTACTCCAGATATGCTCGGAGAAGTCGTAGGAGAGACAGGAACAGCCCATGGCAGATCAACAGTTGGTAAGTCTTGTTTAGACGAGGTGTGATATCCGATAATTCTCACTCGGCACCGGCCGAGCATTGCAGGATCCACCCTGTCTTCTACGACACCTATCCACCAATTAAAATTAGGATACATCTGAGGTATCTCCTTCAAGAGCAACCTTTTCTGGAGAATCTTCGTATCCGTTTTTAATAAGTTCGGTAATCATGCTGTGCCTAGTTGAATCAAATTTATGGTGAATAGCTGATATAATGTAAAATCCAGAGAGAAGAGGATCTAATACTGTAGATAAATCTTCTCCGGGTGCTTCAGCAGAAGGATACAACAGACTTATTACATTTCCCACCTGTATATCTGTTCTACCTGGAAGAACCGCTTCAAATTTATTATTATCAAAAGAATTTAAATAGCCTTTTCTGTTTAATTTATTGGTAGATATATTTGAAGCAGCAGAACCAGAGGGCAATTCTTTTTCTTCAGTAATACCAAAATCACTAAACAATCCAGTATTATGTGATTGAAAAGTCTTATGCGCCCTAGGGTCTTTTAGCAATGTGCTAGGTATAATACTTTTGCTTCCAGTTTTCACAAAATCAGGAAAATCAAAATCTGAAGATACATTAATAACTTTTTTGGTATAAAAGTCGTACCCGTCTATAGAGGCTGAAAAGGCTCCTTTATTGTTTCCATCAAGAACATCTATAGTAGTCAACATTTTCAAGTCTTCTATTGCTGTAACTGAATCCGGCAATCTGTTTCCAGTATAACCAACATCAGTTATTCTTCTTGGCATATTAGCACCATTTCTTTCTAATACATATTCGTCAAATACTCCGTTCAACTGAGATTGTATTAGTCCTTCAATACTGGCGAAATAAAATGATTGATTTGATTCAAAGAATAGATAATCCGATCCTTTCAATTTGCTGCCCTTTGCAGTCTTTGATATAAAATTCATATTTCTGAAAGGAGACCAATGATTTGAAGTATATTTTATTCTACTTGTATGTGGAGTATCTAAGATAACTAATGGTCTATCATATTCAATATAGTCTTCGTATATTTTTTGTGCTATTTCATCAGTTGGTCCGCTGAATGCTTTTGTCACTACTGATGTTGTGTTCTCATACCCCTCAATTGACATAAAAGAAATATTGTAATATTGTGATCTATCATCGTTCAAAACTCTATCATATATCGCATATATTTGAAATGTTTTTTCAATTACATTTCCGGGAATGTCTTCTAAGGTGGGTGTCCTAACTTTTATAGTAATATATTCATTACCAAGAATAGGAAAATTACTAATCAAATTAGCAGCATCAGCTACGATGAGATTCCCTGTCATGCAAAAGGAAAATATATCTTCATATATATTAAGCTCCAACATAAATTCAGTTATGTCGGCACTAGCACCACTATTTTGACTAGTAAGATTTAGTGACTCTAGTTTATATTCACCTGCATGAATTAGAGTCTCACTTGAAAAATCCATAATTTAGACGACCATCAATTTTTTGTAATTGGCAATAAATCTAGAAATATATTCAGGTTTTAGTAAGAAAATTTGCCTCTTGCTTTGATTTATGTCTAACTCATAGTTGTAGTTAGTCACCGGCTCTATTTCGCTTATTTTACTAGGATCATAATCAACTGTTATGTCTTTATTTGCAATAAGACGATAATGATGTGTAAAGTTTGCATTGCCTGTGCCGTATTTTGATTCAACAAAATCAAGTAGTTCTTCATCTCTTTTAGGCCATTCTTCATATGTATCTACAATATCATTAACAACCAATATGATCCAATGATATTTAGAAGAACCATACACGTTATTAGAAATTATATCAGGAGTTTCTCCATTTTTAATATAATGTGATTCTAACGCTAGTCTGTTGTTGATTTGTCTATCTAACCCAACACGCCTGAAGATGTCTTTGGTTACAATAGTTTTTTCATCTACTTTATAAGTTATTTTAGGCATAGCTTTAAAAAACATTAGTAACCGTCCGCTATTCTTTCGTTAGTTAGTGTTTCAAGTTCAGTAAATGCTAGTTGCATGTTTATCTCAGCTGGAGCGCCGTTTTCACCTTTAATTGTAGTAAAAGCATCTTGATTTCCATATGTGATTTTAACATCAGTCAATGCACAAGAAGATATCTTACTTACATGAGGATTTTCTTTTCCTTTGTAATGATATTCTATTTCAAACTCGGATGGATATTCTAAGAATAGTTTACTAGGAGAAACCTCAGGGTGCATATGATATTTAAATAATTGAATTATTCTCTGTACATTGCTGTATTCTTGTTTATTTCTCGGGTTGAATTTATAATTAAAAGCAAACTGTCTGAATCCCATGTTAGAAAATAGTTGTTCTTTATATGGATTGGCTACTTTGCTTGATGCTAAATCAATAGATGTTCCGAGTTCTCCGCCGATTCCTAGGGAGCCTGGTAAATTTGCAGCAGCTTTAATTGCTGACCTAGCTGCTAGAGGCCCAGCTGTTTCAAGTATATTACTGAAATTGATTCCCTCGTTAAAAACAGGATTGCCAGCAAGACCTGCTAGAGGCCCCAATTCTTTGTTTTCCCAATTTGCAGAATATTGAGAGACAGGAGGAGCTGAAACATAAAGTTCAATAGCACCTAATGTTCTAACTTTAGATATAGTTTCTATTATATTTTCTATATTTTCTGTCCCTTCTGCGGCAAGATATACACCGCCTGCTGCGGCAATTGATGCTGCAAAAGGACTAGTTTTGCCGCCGACGAGTCTACCAAAA